GTACACGATAAGGAATTTGAATTTTGTTAATGGCGGTATTTTACCAAGCTGCACGTTTTTAAATATTTCACCCGCGGTAACCGGGTTGTTGAAATATTCGCCTTGTGCTGACTGGGTAGATATCTTAGAAAGCGCCCGGTCAATAAGCTCCTCTGTATTTTTTGCCGGCCATGTGGAAATTCCGTTTTCATCCCGTATGTTAACGATATCCCAGTGGTCGGCCATAGCCCCGGCACGCACCACGCAGCAATCTTTCGCGATAATGTTGCCGCAAAAAATAATGGTTGTCGGTTCCGAAATAGACCGTGTAGGATATAGGGCATTTTCCCACCATTTCCACCGTTTATCAATAATATCAGGATTGCGAGTGTCCTCATCGGTATCGAAGTCATCCACTAACAGTACATCCGGGCGTATTGCTTCATTTTTGCTACCTCGTGGGCTTTGCCCGGCACCCAGTGCGCGGAACACCGCACCACATTTGCAGGCAAATTCACCTTCGCTCCAGTCACCCACGGTTTGCTGTTCGCCATACATTTGCTTTATCCGTCCGTTGGCCTCGAAATTAGCCCGGTAGGGGTCGAGTAGCCTTATCGCATTTGTTTCGTTGTTGGAGGTTAGGATAATATTTTTTTTCTTCCCGGTAAGTACCAGGAATATTATGCAAAACATGACAATAGTACTTTTTGCCAGCTCGCGGCTCCAACTCAACACTTCAAACCACTCCTCGTTTTTTATTATCCGGTTGATGGCCGCTTTGTGGAAGTAGGTAAACTCATATTTCGCGTAATTCGGGAACATGTATTGCATCCATTCCACGGGATGTTTTTCAAGGTAAAGGCGTTTCTTTTCCAGCTCCTCGTAGCTTATCGTATCATCCACAGAAGTGGCATGGCGTATTCCGTTAATGAATTCCTGCCAGGCTCTTATTTTATTGCGCTCCTCCTGTGTCATACCTTTTTGTCCATTTTTTGAGCGATAAACTTGTCGAAATATTCAGCCACTTTTTTGGCAAAGTCAAAATCGAACTTGCCGATGAATTGAGTTACTTCGATGGACACCGCGATAACATCCGAGATGTTTGATTCCGTCTTTATTTTCTTTATAGCGGTTGATAGCTTCACCAGCGTGTCGGCCTCGGCATTATTCGCGAAGCGTTGCCCCTCGGGTCGGCCTGCTATCTTGTTATTTATTTCCATGATCTGCCTGTTCCACATCTTTATTTGCTCAGAGGGCATAATGGTAATGCCCGCTTTGAGTTCATCCCAGTTTTCGGCATTGATCCATTTGGACATGGTGTTTCGGCTTACGCCTACTTTAGCGGCCAGCTCCTGTATGGTAAGTCGGCTATTACTATCTAAATAGAGTGTTTTAGCCAGCTCTTTTTTTTGCGATGTTGTTAAATCTCTTGCCATTTTTTCCTTTTTCTATCGCAAAATTGACCCGTTTTCACGCGTAAATGAAATATGTGGGCAAACATTGCATAACTTTTTGTGCTGCTGTTTTTTATCCTTCAATTTTGCATCAACGAACAGGGAATAATTGATTGCTACGAATAATTGATTTTATGAAACATGACAAAATATTTTAACGCGATACCGGACGGAAATAATGGAGTATGCTTATTGATATACAAGGGCATATCGGACTTTCAGGGTGATGTGAGTGCGGATGACATTGTTACCGAGTTCAAGCAGCTGGAGGCTCTTTACAATAACATTGATGTTCGCATTAATTCGGTAGGTGGGGATGTTTTTCAAGGCATCGCTATTTTTAATGCTATACGAAATAGCACGGCGAATATCAAGATATACATCGACGGCGTTGCTGCAAGCATAGCAAGTGTTATCGCTCTTTGTGGAAAACCGGTTGAGGCCAGTAAATACGCTCGTATCATGATACATAGCGTGCAAGGCGGTTGTTATGGTGATAAAAGTAAAATACAAAGCACCCTTGATATGCTGGATTCCCTTGAAGATACGCTGGCTAATATTTATGCTGAAAAAACAGGGCAAACACCGGACGAAATTAAAGCAGCCTATTTTGACGGCAACGAACATTGGTTTACCGCGAAGGAAGCCTTGGCATTAGGTCTGATTGATGGCCTTTATGACGTGGAGCCCGTTCCGGGTGATTTAACGCCGGAAGCACTTATGAATTTATTTACTAACAGAATAACAAACCAGACAACTATGTTTGAAACATTAAGAGAACGTCCCATGTTTGCCAATTGTGCAACTGATAAAGATGTGTTAGAACGCATCGGACAAATTGAAACAGAAGCCGGCAAGGTGCCGGGCTTGAATGATAAGTTAACCGAGTATCAAAACAAGCTGACTGCTTACGAGAAAAAGGAAACAGAAGCTCATACGGCTGAAATTAACAGTATTGTGAATGCGGCAAAAGAAGAGCATCGCATTACCGAAGTACAGGTTCCTACCTATGTGGCTTTGCTTACTTCCGATTTCACAAATGGGAAGGCCGTGTTGGATGCGCTACCGAAAAAAAAATCGGCAGTCGACACGCCTCATGCTGATAAAAAAAGCCCTTGGGAGGCTCGAATGGCACAAATTAAAGAAAACCTACAAAAAAAATAAAAAGATATGGCAATTAATATTCAGAATTCAAACTACGACGGTGAGGTACTAGAGCAGATTTTAACCGTTGCAACAACCGGCAATGACCTTGTTGAAAAAGGCTTAATACATGTAGAACCAAACGTATCTCTAAAATTCAGCATTCCGCGCCTGAAAACAGGAACCATGCTGCAAAAGCGGAAAGAACAACCGGATGTTGCCGATAGCAAAGGCGACCATAATTATTCCGAGCATGAACTAAAGCCGGTTGACTTTATGGCTTTTACCACCTTTAATCCACGATCTTTTGAAAAAGTTTGGCGGCAATGGCAACCCAAGGGCAATTTAGTGTTTGCCGAACTTCCACCGGAAGCACAAAACGCCTTGTTAGCTGCAATGGCAAAACAGGTTACGTTCGAACTTGGATTTCATTTTATTCAAGGTCAATACGGTACAACCGATGCTCAGTTGTTCAACGGTATTTTATATCGAATTATTCATGATACGGATGTAATTAGAGTAACCTCAGTGGCTACAACAATGGTAGGAAAACTTACCGACTTGAAAGCAAAGATTCCAAAAGCTATTAGAGAAAATCCTAACCTGCGTATCCTGATGTCTTACGATGAATTCGACATTTACGATACAGAATTAACACAACAGCCAAACAAAGGTGCAGATTACACATCTATTAACAAACAGCAATTTAAAGGCATCGCTATTGAAAAGTTGGCAAACTGGCCTTCTAACTACTTGGTTGCAATCATCACGGGTATGGATTATGGCACGAATCTTTGGGCTGCCGTGAACTTGCAGGATGACATGGATGTAATTCAAATCGAGAAAGTAACCAATACCGGTGAACTCTACTTCTTTAAAATGCTCATGAAGGCGGATACCAATATCGCTTTTGGTGAAGAGGTTGTGCTTCTTGACACCAATTCCGTATCCGCCGCTGATGCCGTGGATGTGGTAGCGGCAGGTGAAACAAAGAGTGTGGCTATTACAGCAACAGAGGACTGGACTGTAGCCGTGGATGGTACAACGGCCTGGTTTACCGTAACACAAGTAGATAATACGGTGCGCGTGGTAGCTGCTGCTAATACAGGTGCAGCTCGTACAGGTACCTTTACCGTAACGCTGGTGTTGTCAGGAAAAACAAAAACGGTAACGGTTAGCCAAGCCGCGGCATAGATAAACCAATAAGGTGGGTTCAAATCCCACCTTATTGAAAAAAAATAAAATCGAATGGCAAACTTGAATGAAGCACTGAATAAAGCGCTTGCTAACGAAGGAGCTACAAATAAAAAGCTTGGATATAACAACACACCCCGCGACCGCGGAGGCGAAACCGTGGCAGGCATTGCCCGCAATATGAATCCCGGTTGGCAAGGCTGGGCATTAGTTGATAGACATAAAAAAGATGCTAATTTTCCTTACTCACTCAAGCAGGATGCTACTTTATTGCAACTGATAAATTCTTTTTACAAAACGGAATTTTGGGATAAAGTAGGCGGTGATGCCATCGACAATCAAGCGATTGCCGACGAGCTGATGGATACAGCGATAAATAACGGTGTAGCTCCTGCCTTATCAATGGCCGGTACTGTATTGGGTACATGGGATAAGGGTAATACAATAGGACATATTAACGATTTAGCCTAATGAAAAAACTGATATTTCTACTCCTTTTTATCCCGGCTATTTGCTTTGCAAAAGCCCCGGTAAAAGATAACGTAGCTATACTGAAAGATAGCATCGAAAAGCTCAACAAGAGGCCTGTAATGACCTCAGAAAACTTTATTAAGCTATATAAGTACGAAAGGCTTAAACGCTATTACACTATCTGTAAACGTAACCCCGGACAATGGAAATTCTACAAAGGCTGGACAACACGAGTATTTGAATAATGAAAGAATTAATTAACAGGCTGAAAGCTGAAACGCCCGATTTCTTTAAAAAAGTAAGAAGCATAGCTATATACATAGCTTCTGGTGCTACTGCTGCGTGGACGGCAAACTCAACAATGGGGTTGAATTTACCGGAAACATTACTTGATGTGTTTAAATACATCATTGTTGCAGCTGCATTTACCGGGGTTACGGCTCAACTAACAAAAACTGATAAATGATTTATTAACAAATAAAAATTCAAGATTATGACACAAGAATTCAAAGCAGACGTGAACACGAAAAGAACGTTCACCGATTCTGAAGGTAACAAGGTAACAGGAACTATCAAAGAGGCCATTGTATATGAAGATGGCCGGATTTCTTATTCCGTAAATGTTGTAACAGAATCGCTAGTACCGTTTTGGGAAGATGAATTGGTTGATGAAACAGCTGCTACTAC